ATATACAGCTGAACGAAATTTATTTGTTCACCCCCTACCCCCTCCCTTTTTTTTATCATTGTTGAGCTCGTGACGTTCTTTTCCTGACTTGACTGCGTGACAGTGTGTACAGAGTGCTTGAAATGGTCCATACCAGAAGGATCCACCTCCGCGGACAGAAACAATGTGATCGCAAACAGAAGCGAGTCGATTGCAAACAACACACAGAGGATTAAGGGAGATAAAAGCGTTACGAAGATTGCGCCAGCGACGAGTATTATATCTCTTCTCTTTGTACGTGCGACCTTCATGTGCTGGAGTTGTAGTGTGATATATATTCTTCCTCTGCTTCTTTGGTATGTATGCCATCGCTTATCTTATATAGATCCTTTACCATACGATACAGCTGCGCCTCCTGACTGCTGGAGATTTGCCTTTCATTATAGTTCTCTATCCTGTATTTATTAATGTTCTCTGCTATCTCCTTAAGCTCTTTACTTGTGTAACTCATGGCTTAATGTATTCGACGTACTGTATCACTACATTGTCATTGATAGACTGGTAATCTCTTATCTTCTTACACCAATAAGCGCACGATGCAGCGTCCATCCTGAATATATCTGCACTCACTTCCATAGTGTAGCCACAGCATTGTCTGATCTGGTACATCATGATGCCACGAATGAGCGACTCCTCCCTGGTTATACCTTGAGAGTGATTGACTTTATATAAGCGCCTTGAGTCGTACCCGAGTGTATCGAGCAGTCTCTCTCCATTCCTTTGTATTGTTTCAGCCTTAGCTGTGTTTATTAATAAGCTCATCGACTTTCTCTTTATAGTATTGTGATAATATCTTTAATTCTGCATCTGTGTACTTTCGTGACAGCTCTGCTCTATCCTCCATGTGTTGAGCTGTACCTGGACCGTACTTCTTATCTAAGTATTTTGAGAACTTAAACTGTTGCCCTTGACTCCCTATGTTACACCCGTAGCACTGTGGAGCTGTGTTTTTAACGTGCCATCTAGTGCTATAATGTCTCCGACTCATAAAGTGCCCATTCTGCATCTCCTTAACGTGTTTAATCGTTTCACACGTGGCGCACTTAACGTTACCATCTGAGTCTGCATTAGACCACCTCACGAAGCGTGAGAAGTACTTATCCAGGTTACTCACTAGGGTTTTGCGCTTTGTACGCTTCTTTTTGGGCTTTTGCGATTTCATTAAAATCTTCTAGGGTTAAATGAACGTGTCCTCCAGCCTCCTCAAGAGTCTTCTTTTCTTTTGGAAGCACTATAGCATCGCTTAATCGTTGCCAGTCAATCATGCCGTTAACGTACGGCTTTTGCTCTCTGTGCTGTTGCTCTCTCAAGGGCACTGTGTGCTCTATCTCGTAATTGTGTAGGCATTTAATCAAAGTATTTGTAGTGAGATTACCATAAAGCTCATATTTGCCCTGTCTTATGTATTTAAAGCAGAGAAGTATCTCCTCTATCTTCAAGCTCGGGAATATCTCCATAATATCATCTACAGCATCCTGTAAGTCACTTTCAGTCTGGAATGACCTCGTAGCATTAACAGCTCTTACAAGTCGCTCTAATTGGCTTAAAAGTAGCATTCTGACAGGAGTGAGTCCCACAGCTTTAGCTGATTGAATAATCAACCCTTTTTTAAATGCATCACCAGGAGAGAGGTCTCTCGCTATGTTATCAGCTGCGAGAATTAGCCCATCTAACTGAGTCAGCTGTAATTTTTGGAGCTCTTGTTTTTTGCTCTTTAAGAGCGAATAATCCTTGCCATCCATGAGTAATTGAGTTATTTATGATTTGTATCGCTGTTTTATAATTGTCGCCAGATATCTTCTGGAGATTGTGGAGCGCAGATTGCTCTCCTCTCTGAGTGTAGTTTTTTAACTTCTTTTCTTTTCGCTCCAGGATCCAAATACTCCACGCTTCTATGAATTCATTATTTTGAAATGGAAAAACAACCTCTTTTGTTATTGTATTTATTTCTTTACTTATTCTTTTACTTATTACTTTATTTATATGTGCGTCAATTTGACTAGGTGGTGAGTCAATTTGAGTAGGTGGCGCGTCAATTTGACTAGGTGGTGCGTCAATTTGACTAGGTGGTGCGTCAATTTGACTCGGTACAAGCTTCCGTACTGGTGAGCTTTGTTTTATCTTAATGTGTTCCGTCAAGACTAGGTTTGAGATAGCTCTTGTTATGGAGGATCGAGATACTTTGCACTCTTCAGCTAGTTTACTGTTAGTCTTAAAATAGGTCTTATTACTAGAGTGAAAACTGGATATATCTGACAGGATATAACGCTCTAACAGAGTGAGCTCTGACAGCTCCCAAATCTCTATTGGAATCCACACGCCTGTTTTCATTGCTCCTTTTGCTCCTCGTTGAATAGTATCTCTCCGATGAGCTCCAGTCGTGTAGTGTCTGAAGTTTGCACAATCTTATCTGCGTGCTTCAGCATAGGCATCGCGCTTATGTTAATCCATCTGTACACTGTTCTAACGTCTACACCTACAGAGTCTGCGAAGTTTTGCCTCGTGCCATATTTTCTAAGTATGTAATCTTTCATTTGTACCAGTTTGGGAGCTCTAATATCATTGGCTCGTTTTCGCGCTCATAGAAGTCGTAACTCCTGGGAGTGCTCTCTCCGTCCCACTCTTTATACCATATCTTGAACATAGTTATCTCGAGCTGTGCCTGTTTTAAGCCGTCCTCTATCATCTCTCTACTGAGCTCATATACTACGACTCCATGTGGAGAGTTTGGATCAACTGTTATAAGATAATTAGTCATATCGCGCCCGGGGAATACAGCTTCTGAATACATCGCGAGCTGCATATGATAGAGGTTGTCCAGCACCCATCGCTGGATTTTCTTTGGCTCGTTATCTGTAATCTTCAAATCTGCGATATAGTCGCTCCCTATGATGTCAGCGTAACCATGAAACTTCACTCCGTCCATCTCCCATTTAAGATGTTTCTCGACCTCTACAGCTTCACTGAGTAGCTTATTAGCGAGAGGGTGCTCTCTCACTGCCAGAGCTAAGTTCTGAGCCTCCAGCATCTCTCGAGTTGTAAAAACTCCGTTTTCTCCATCTTTGTGATTTGCTACAGCTTCTTTGTACTGCTTATTCGCTCGCGTCGAAACGTCCAGCACCTGGAGCTCTTGTATCTTCTCAGGCTCAAGAGTTATAAGATGAGTAAGCCACCCTCTTCGCATTGGCGCGGACTGCTTAAAGATACGCTTCTTATATCCCACAAAGTGAGCTGGAGATTTGCCGAACTGCTTTAAGCTGCTGAAGCTTAGTGTGAGTTTATCGATATTCATTTTTTAAAATCCCATTTCTTCACGAATACAACTTTAAATCTCTTTTTACTCACTTTGAAGTACTCCCCACGACCATAACCAGCTTTATAAAAGAGCTCATCAGGCTCTGTTTCCTCTACGCAATAAATCATCCCAACTTTGAGGAACTCACAACCGTAGTTGTCGATGCATTCGATGTAATCCATTACTTAAAGGGATTATCTCCTGTGAATAGTGCCTCGAGATCGACATTCGCTGCGAACTCTTGAGAAGCCTGGAGCACATCCTCTGTGAGCTCTTTCGCTGGGCTCGCTTTGACGTAGTACTTAGTATCTAAACCAGCACCCTTGCGAGTTATTGTCAAGTCGTAGCTTAAAGGATCACCTTCGACGTCGTTAAGATTTGCGAGCTCCTGAAGCACTGAGCGAGTAGAGCACTGGTATATTTTATAAGCCTTCTCTTCGTAGTGCCATACTCCGAACGCTGCGAATGGCTTTGGCTTATCATCTGCGTTATATGCATCCTTTGGCATCTCTCCAGAGTACTTCCAGCGAATAGGCTTTTTATCTTTCCAGACTTCAATCCCCTCCATCGGTTTTGAGATTATGCGAATCGTAGCTTTATCGTTCGGGGCAAATTTTAGATATTGGCTACCTGTTGCAGCTCGTTCGTAGTTGTTATTTAAAAAGCTCATGTTATTATGTGTTTTGTGTTTTATTAATAGAGGGCTACAAACCTCAGAAACAGCTACAAGAGTAATCATAGATTAACATAGCAAATTACAATCTGTTAGTTTATAGCCCTTAAATTATACTATTGAAATATATTTAGTGTCGTTCATTGCAGATTTTTTAAATTCTTTAATTAAATTTTTTGCTTCTTGTTTTGTATCAAAATAAAACGCTTCAGAAATTTTTGTCGTCCATTTTGTTACATTGTTATCATTTGTAAATGAATAGAATTGTTCTCTATTTTCACAGTAAATAACTGTAAGTACTTGATTCTGTGTGTTTTGTGTGTTTTGAGTGTTCATTTTGTGTGTTTTTGTGTTTTGAATTATACCGCAATATAGGACACAATATGTCCGACACCAAATATTAACCAATAAAAGTAATTAACAGTGTAATGTTAATACACCCACACAACATCCTGGACCTTCGCTTTGTCGAGGTCTACGTGTATAAATCCTTTACCTATTCCGATTCTACGAAACCCTACGAATAGCAAGCTCTCGAGTATTATGAGCCTATTCGCGGAACTTGTCACAGCGATATCTGCTGCGAGACCTTTAAGGTGTGAGGAGTTACGAGCTACAGGATAGCCTCGTTTTTTTAAGTCGATAGAGTACTCTGGCGTCCTGAAGCCACTCGTTATTTTAAATGATACACCAGCTTCGTCTCGCGCCCTATCTAATAGAGAGAGAAACTCCTTATCCATAAACTCCTCACCGCTACCCGGGAGATCGGGAGAGTCGAACTCTGAAGCTACAAAGTGAAGCATCCTATTAATGATATTATAATGCAGAGCATATCGTGACCGTCCATCTTTCCGAACGTCTGGAGCTTATAACGTGTATTCGCTAAATTTAAAAGTATTATGCAGATGTAAGGTATATAACTCATTTTCTTTTGTTTCTTTGAGTGATTGCCTTCTCGACGTTTACCCAAATAAGAGTCACGCCCCCAATTATGGCAATGATATAGTTAAGGTCCGCAAGCCATACAGCTGCGCCCCACGTAGCCCATAATAGGTTTAATCCCCACATTTTAGCGTCCATCATGGCTTTGAGTGATTTGCTCCAGCTGTTTCTGTTAACGCCTTCTCCATCTTCTCCATGAGTGCTGTAAGTTCTTCTAATGTCATATCGCTGCGATTGTTATATCTATTCCGTATATTATTATAGTTGTAGCTCCTGGTAGAACCTTAACGCTAATGTTATTCAATACTGTAGACGATATATCTGTTATGTCAATCAATGCGTTAATGTCTCCTGTACCTTGAGAAACGGATGACCCTGTAGTGTGTCTGAACATATACACCTCGACACCGTTTATAACTCCTGTTGATCCATAGACTTGTACATGAGTAGCTTTGTAGCCTGTAGGGATTGCCTTCATAACATACATCTCTGTATTCGCGTGAGTTACTCTTACTCCCTGTATTCCGCTTGTATCATCTTCAATATATAAACCTTGATAACCACCGCGTGAGGGCGCGTCATCGTTAGCCATGAACTCACAGGGCATCACTTTGAGAAGAGAAGTGGAGCCAAACCAGCCACCACCGCCACCACCTCCAGCAGCTGCCCAGCTCAAAGCTCCAGCTCCATTCGTTTTCAGAAACTCACCCGATGCACCATCTGCAAGAGGAGCCATAGCACCTAAGGCGTTTATAGTCACGAGCTCCTCTCCTCCTCCAGACTTTGAGATAGGTAAGCTTATGTCTATAGCAGAAGAACCTGTCGAAGTAGTTACCTGAGTAATCCCGTAGGTATCTGTAGTAACGAAACCGAGCTTTGTGGAGTTATCATATATAACGCTTTGTTGTTCTGGTCCTTTGGTTGTTGGTAAAACGTCTGGAGGTCTAGCTGGACCTTTACCGCCTGGATTATCTTCTGCAACTGTTATTCCTGTTATCTCACGAGATAGGAACATACATTGCAAGTCGTACTCACATCGATTCGCTATATAGGAAAGCCCTGTAACCTGGTAAAAGTTTCCGCTATCTGCTGAGTTGGTTAATATCGTGTAAGGATGTATATAAGTCGACCCTCTCTGGTATAACGTACCTCTCTCAATCCTTTTCGCTGTCTTATTTGCTGCGAGCCTCTCACGCACTCCCAAACCATTTATAGAGAGCTCAGATGTAGAGCTTTGTAAATTGGTCCACTCCGAAGAGTTTACATAGCTTGTACCGTTATTAATATTAATAGTGCCTAAATCGAAATCTGAAGTTTCGTCTCCTATAAGCGTAGTGCCCTGGTCTATATCATAACGAGCGTTATCTGGATTTGTCGCTGTAAGATCAATCGTAGAAAACTCTTGCGCTTGCTCCTCGCTGTATTTTGTTATTCGTAAATTATCAATCCTGTATTGAATAGCTCCATAAGCATTTGTTGAAGCTCCGATAGTCGTATCTTCTACTCCTTCATGGTCTACACCAGTTAAAGCTGCTGAGATTTGCAATCCGCTTGCATCTGCGGGGAGCTCTGGAGTTGTAAAGGTAAAAGGTAAACCATTTATACCATTTAAAGGTGGACTCCCCAGGTTTAACTCTGAAAATGTAAAGGGATCTAAATCTGTTATATCTCTTGTACCAGTTGACTTGTCAAAGTTAAATGTTAAAATTGTATATGTTGATGCGCTATTATTCCAGGAAACGCTGTCTACAAATAGAGGCAAATATGCCTCCTCGTAATCCCAGCCGTACGGTGTAACTTGTGGATAATTTGGAGGAGGCAAATAATCCCACATCCAAAAAGGAGATGGTAAATTTGAATCGAATGCATAGTTACGTTTTAGGTAATTTGTTGTACCTCCAGCGTCTCCTACTTTTATAGTAAGATCGAGTTTAACTCTTGCGAGTCTGTCAATGTCTGGACTTATATATCCAAAACTTCCAGCTTGATAAAATAGCGTTCCACTTATAATAAATCTCTCATTTGCTTGGTATTCGATATCCTCATCTGATAGCACATCAGAAGCCACAATTTGAGCTTGTGTATAATTTGAATCTTGAATAATCGAATAAGTACCTTGATAATTCCTAGTTCTCTTTACCTCCTTAAATGCTGGCGCGCTTGTTCTCTCCCATCCTTTGAGCTTCTCCCATTGCGCGGAGTTAGTGCCAAATATCGCCCCCGTTGTAACGTTTGCAACTGTGTTGTATGTCCTTGTCCCATCTCCCATCATAAAGTTAGCAATCGATGTGGCATTCGATGCGTGTGACTGAATAGCTCCCAAAGGAGCCCACCAGATAGAGCCCTGAGCCATAAACACAGAGACGTTAAATGTTATCGCGAGACTTTCGAGTACCTCATAAGCTGAAAAGTATTTTTTTATTCCGTCACTATCCTTATTATAGTAAGCCTCATGAGATATTTGCGCATTCTCGAGCTGCTTGTTCTGAGCTCCAGCGATGTAGTCTTTATACTCCTTACCTATGTAATCCTCGAAAAACTTTAGCTCTACATCTGAAGCGGTCCAAATATCGCTAATATGTAGCTTCTGGATGATGTTATGCAAGTGCTCAAGGACGAGAGCTGTACCAGTGTACGCTGCTCCGTCGTTATTGTAGTCAATGCCCTTTAAATTAGCTAAACCATCAACCGCTGTGAGAGTAACTGGAGCGTGAGGATAGTCGTCTGGTATAACTGTTTGTTCAGGCATTATCGCACCAGCCCACCACAGCTCATTTACTGAGTCTGGGTCTCTGTATATCTCTATACGAAAGGTCCCCTCCTCCGATGTGTCGAGAGCGTTATATACAATGTCAAAAAGTGCAGAATCTGGAGTTGTTGTGGGATGGTATAGAGTTATCTGTACTCTACTCCCTACAATCGGTTTGCATCTGTCGTACTCATCAAAATCATATGTTAAGCTGAACCCATCTGGTCCCAGGTTGAAAGGTAAGTTAATCGCTGGACTATCGAGCGAAACAATTTTAACCTTCCAATCTGTATTTTTTAAATCTGTAAATTCAGATGTTGCTATAGTATAACTCATTTAAAATCTGTTTCTGTCTCGTGAAGCTCTTGAGTTACTTAGTACAATATCATCTCCTGAGATACGCCCGTATACCTCCACAGCGTTGCCTCCTAGCATCCCCTTGAGCTTTGAGAGAGGAGCGACAACCTCGGGGTCTATACTCGCGTTTTTGTTGTCCCCGACGAGCGCGAGACTAGGACCGTAAATTAACCCCCCCTCGGCAAGCGCTGGGATATTTTGAGCTAGTACATCTAATGCAGCCAAACCAATAAGCGCAAACCCTGGAGAGGTTAAACCCCCACTAAATAAATTTGCTAAATTTGTCGTACTTGTTGCATTCGCGATAACGTTTGCTTTTGCCACTGCCAAGACTGAACGAATAGCACTAATCGCAAACTCTCTAAATGCTTCTTTTGCTGTTTGTGCCCCTACAATCATTTGACCGAATGAGTTACCGAATGAATCTGCAACGTCGACCATAGTTTGTGAGACCTCTTTAAATATCTCAATCGTCTCTACTCCAGAATCTTGTAAGGTTTTTAAAGGTTTATTAACTGCGATAAGCTTTGGAGGCAACATCTCCAGGAGCTCCATCTGTTCGGGTTGTATTATTACTAAGCCTTTTTCATCTCTTTTTTTACTCTTATTTGCATCTGGAGTTTCTTCGATTGGTATATCTGGAGTCGCGTACTTTTCGAGTAACCTTAACTTTTCTTTTTCAAATGCTTCGATATTGAACAACGTTTGATCTCTTTGATCTTGTAAATCTTGGAGCTCACCTTCAATCTGTATTCTATTTTTCTTTGCTGCTTCTCTTGTTATAAAATTAGCGTCTGCTTCGATATCAATTGCCTTTTGTAATGTTGCACGTTTATCGTTTATCGCTGCTTCATCATCTGCGAGAGTACCGAAAAGAGCGGAGCCTTGCTCTGCAAATGACTTCTCCAGATAGTTACGCCTGAGAGACGCTGTATACGCGTCGAGGTTTTTAACTAAATCGTTATAAGTGGTCTTCTCAGCCTCTAAGTTTCCAAAGTGTGTCGCGTCAATCTCTGCGAGCCTCCCTAATATCCTTTTTCTATCTTCAAGAGATTTCGTCTCGTCTTTATACTGACCTACTAAAAACCGCACCTCTGTGCTGTGATCCCTTACCGCTTGATTCGCTCTCTCGAGCGTAGATGGGATGTCTTTATTTGCTTTAACAAGCGCAGCAACTGTCCCGATAAGAGCTGTAACTCCTATAACAGCCAAACCTATTGGACCAGTCATGGCAACGAATGCGCTTGTTATTAATGGAAGCCCCGCAATTATTTGTGGGATTATAACAAGTAATGGACCAAGTGCAGAAACAACACCCCCAAAAATTAAAATCATCTTTTTAGTCTCTGGAGAGAGGTCGACAAAACTTTGTGCCAGGTCCACCACGTGATCTAATAAGTCACTTAATATAGGAAGCAGAGACTCCGCTAGAGAAGCTCCAGCAAGCTTCAAGTTGTCGAGTGCTGTGCTGAACTTGCCAGAAGCCGTTTGAGAGAGTCTCTCCATCGCGCCTTCTGCAAACCCCCCTTCTTCAGATAAACCCTTTAAAAAATCGTTAAACTGCTCAACGCTGACAGCTCCAGCTCCTAGCTCACTTGGAAGCAATCCAGTCGCCTTCGCTAAACCTTCAAATACTGGAATGCCTCTCTCTGCAAGCTGGTTTAAATTCTCGAGCTCGACCTTACCTTTGGCGTTAACCTTTGCGAAAATAGCTGCAATCTCATTTATTGGGTTACCTGTTGTAGCTGCGATATCTCCTAAAAACTGGAGTTGTTCGTTAACCTCTGCAATCCCTGTCCCTGAAGCGATAAGCTGTCGAGCTGATGTCGCAACCGCATCTATCTGAAAAGGGGTTTTAGCTGTGAACTCGTTCAACTGCTTCATCATCGCTGCAGCCTCTTCGACTCCTCCAGTGAGAGAGATGAAACTTGTCTCCATCTTCTCGAGGTCCGCTGCACTCTTTATAGCCATTGCTCCAATCCCTAACAAGGGAAGCGTTATAGCTTTAGTCATAGAAGTACCGAGCTTCGTAAAGTTACTCGTCATCGAGCGCATATTGCGCTGGACTTTCCCGAGACTCTTATTTAAGCCTCTTGTATCTGCTCCTATCCGTACAACTAAATCTCCTAACTTTGCCATGTTACTTCTTTTTAACTGCGAGAGCTTTAAACATATCCCAGCCTTTATTATCTTTTTTAGCTTTTTTCCTTTTCTTTTCCCAAGGGAATACCGCTAAATCTCTGGGAGATATTTTGCTCCCTTTTTTCGTGTGTACGTTTAGAAGTAGCGAAGTTTGCCACCTGGTACGCTCCCAGTTGGAACGCTCCAGCATCTCCTCGCTTTCCTTTTTTCCACGTACGGCATTCCCGAACTCCTTAAACGTGAGAGAGTAGAGAGAATCTGGGGACAGACCTAATAAGCCCAGCCCCAGCTCCTCAATCCTCCTCCACGTTATTGGCTCATCTTTGCCTTTTTTTTTCCTCCAGCTTTAGAGTTTCCTCCCATCGCCTCTTCCATAACTGCGATTAACTTCGGTAAGTCGCTTACCTGTATCATTCCCAGCCACTCCTCTACATCTAAGCCGAACTCCATACCTTGCGCTTTGCATCCATCCACTACGAAGTAGTAAATTAGCTCTGGTATTAAGGTGATATCTGAAGCGTCAACTTCGACAACCTTAACTCCCGTCGCTTTTTCGAATGCTCTCCAGGCTCTCATAGTAGCCTTTACTGGATAGCTTATGTTATTAAGTTCGATTTTCATATTACGATATAGCTGCGTATGTTATAGTTCCTACAACCTCCAAGCTCACAGAGTAAGTCGCTGTATCTTCAACGCCTCCATTTAAGTCGCAGCTTACTACGAACGCTTCAAAAGAGAAAGCGTGATCGCCTGTGTTCTCTGTTGTAGCTGTACCTATCATCTGTGTGAACTTTGCATCGAGCTTTGTTCCAGCCAATTGAAAAGGCATAATCTGAACATATCCAGTTGTCGCAGCCTCCTCAAAGTATGCTGTGAAGTTAACTGTAGCTGAGACTCTACCTGGGAGCACAGCTCGAAATCCGCCATCCTCTTTCACGCTCGTGTCTTTCATCTCGCTTGAGACTGAGATAGAGCAATCTGTGATGTTGTCGACCATTACTGGCGCGCTTCCATCTTCTGCAAGCATGATCCGAAGATTGGATCCGTTTATTAAACCTGTTGTTTGTGACATTATTTTTTGTTTTTTTTACGCTTGTCACCTCCGACAAGAGCTGTTATAATTAAATCTATCCATCCAAATATTTTTACCGCTGGATTGTCTGACGGCACGAGTGAGAATATCGCTCTCGCTGCGATTAATAAAGCAAACAGTATAGCTTGCCAGTGATTAACAATTAAATCTCCCATTTTATATATTTTTAGTTCTTACTGAGTAATCTTGTATCGACACCCAAATGTGCCTCGTCTCGTTAACGTCCATCTGTTCATTGGCGTATTGAATGCTTTGGAGCTTAACACCTCCATACGTTCCATTTTTGCGATCCAGTGCAGCACGAACCGCCACACCTAAATCTATCGCGTTATTGTACGTGCTTTGAAAGTTGTACACCTCGATATTTGAAACGTCTACAGCTCCGCCATCCTCCTTTGAGTCGCTAGGAGTATTTGACAGAACACTGTACACGATATAAGGAACGTCGATATTAGGAGGAGCAATCTCTGGATAGATATTCGTTCCAACTATTCCACTCACTGTCGCATCGTTTGTGAGGATGTTATATATAGCCTTTCCAACTGTCATAACTTCTTAGTGTATTTTGCGAAGTTCTTTTTAAGTAGTATCTCCTGGAGCTTTAAACTTCTGTTCGTTGTCGCCTTCATACCTCGAGAGAATACGCCTGTATTTTGTGTTCTGTGCTTACCTCCAAATCTTGGACCGAAATCGCCCTTCTCAACTATGTGAGCGTACCAGCCATCTGCATTCTTTTTTGTTTTGCCTCTTTTACCTATTGCTTTTGTACGAGGTCCACTCATTATGACGTTTGATTTTTTGTTAGGTTGCCATGTACCGCCCGATCTTCTAAGCTGTCCTTTTTTAACAATAAACTCCTCGCCTTTATTTGAGCCTTTTATATCTGTAGCAAAATCTTTGACATTCGCTTTGATGTAATTAGCATAAACCGCACCGACTCTGTGCCCTACATCCTGGAGAGCTTTGGAGTCTTTAATACTCCACCTCGCGAGCTTATCAATGTTTCTAAACAGCTCATTTGTTCCTGTGACAGTTACACTCATGAGTTTTCGCGTAATTCTGTTATCACTCTTAACTGCTCCTGTCTCCCGACCTCCTGGACTCCCAGGACGTTGTATATCTTGCCATCGTAGCTCACTCTGTGAGAAGCCTCGAGGATGTTCACTGTAGTTGAATAGCGTATATTAAACACGACTTGCTGAAAGGAAAGCATCTGCTCTCCGCTGACTCGCTCTGTCGCGCTTGGTTTACGATCTATCGCAGCCCAAACTGTTGCGTACGTGAGCCAGGTAACAACCTTTTCTCCATAGTCATTCGCTACTGAGTTTGGACGCTGTAAAGCTATCCTTCTATCTAGTGCTCCGATGTTCATACAAGGGAGATAATTCTGTACGGGTTTAGTATTGCCTCAATCCCGAGAGGGATCTTCGAAGCTTTAACGCCTACGATGACAGCCCGTCTGTTTTCGTAGTAATGCGAAGCAAGCATTTTTATTGCGTGCTTTATTGGAGGGATAGCTTGTTTGCCCATACCTCCTGTAATCGTGACAGCGTTAAATCTGTCGTCGAAAGTCGATGGAGGATCCAGGAAAGCAATCCGCGCTGGTTCTCTCGAAGCGTCAAAGTAGTACTTTGAAACGTCAAGAGTCTGTTGAGCGTTTGCGCTGTCGTAGTACGTCACGCTCGTAACAGAGCCTATCTCAGCTGGTATCTCTGTGTTATGGAAGTAATCGAGATTGAGTGTCCAGGTAGTACTCACGAATACTCGCCCTGTATAATCTTGTACAGCGATTGCTGCGCTCGTTATAATCTCTGATATTGTAGTGTCTTCGTCGCTGTGATCCACGCGCAAAAATTCCTTCATATCTGCGAGAGATACGATATTAGTTC